AGTTAATTTTATAAAAGCAGGATTATTAGGAACTGCAAGGTTATTAGATTCCTTACAAATAGTATTTAAAATAGTTGGTGCAGGTATTGGTGGTTTAATAGATTTAATTAGAGCATTACCAGCAGGTGTCAGAGAACTTGGTATTGTAGGATTTTTAATGTTAGGCAGAAGAGGTAAAATAATTATTGCTTCTATTGCTGGACTTTTAAAAGTATTTAAAGTTGATTTAGATGCAATAAGCGACAAAATATTTGGAGCTAGTAAAGATACAGAGTCTTGGGGTAAGAACTCAGAAGCAGTAGCAAAATTTTTAAAGATGGTGGAAGAAAATATTGTTGTATCAAAAGAACAATTAAAAGAACTTCAATCAGCTTTGAAAGGGGTTGAGGAAAGCTCTGAAAAAACATTTATATCATTTAACAAAATTAAAGATGTAGTTAAAAACCAAATCAAAAAAGACTTTGAATCAATAAATGACACAATAGGAAAATTTATATTAAGTGGAGTTAAAGGTTTTTCAAGATCACTTGCAGAAGCTGTTGTTCTTGGTAAAGAACTAAATAAATCATTTAAAGAATTAGCACAAAAACTTTTAGTAGAGGCATTAGCATTTACAATTCAAATAGTAATACAAAAACAAATAGAAAAATTATTGACAGATCAAACAACTAAAAAAGAAGGTGAAAAACTTAATTTTATGAGGCAACAGACAAGTGAATTAAAAAGACAATTTGCTTTTAACGCTGTATCATCTTTTCTACCAGGATTTGCACAAGGAGGAGCTGTTTCAAAAGGCAGACCTATATTAGTAGGAGAACGTGGGCCTGAAATGTTTTTACCAAACTCAACAGGTCAAATAACACAATCCGCAAGAGGTATGAGTGGAAGAGCTGTAAATGTTAATTTTAATATCAATACAATAGACTCACGAGGTTTTGATGAAGCACTTGTAGAAAATAGAGCAACAATTACATCTATAATTAACAACGCTTTAACTGAGAGAGGCAGAGGAGAACTTATATAATGGCAGGTTCATTTCCAATATCTAACTCAGCATTCCAAACTATGGGTATAAGGTCTAATCAAAATACTATTATATCTAAATCTATTAATGGTAAAAAACTTGCAAGACAAGTAGATAATCAAAGATTTGGATTTACAGCAAATATAATTACAGCAAAAAGATCAGATGTTTATGGAGAGCTTATGGCCTTTATTATGAAACAAAGGTCATCAAAAGAAAATTTTACGATTATTCCTCCAGAGGTCAAAAGCACCAGAGGAAGCGAAACTAATGTAATCTCTGTAAATGGATCACATTCTTTAGGAGATACTACTATTGCAATGGATGGTTTCGCAGGTGATGGGGCAGGTAGATTTAAGGCAGGAGACTTAATTAAATTTGCCTCCCACACAAAAGTTTATATGATTGTAGAAGATGTAACATCATCTTCAAATGCGGCTACTGTTACTATTGAGCCACCTCTTATAAATACACTAGCTGATGATGAAGTTGTTACCTACAATAATGTCCCTTTTACTGTACATCTAACAAATGATATACAAGAGTTTGGTGCTGTGGGTGCAGATAACACAGGAAATCTTTTATACGAATTTGAATTAGATGTTGAAGAAGCAATATAAAATTAAATATTTTATGAACGCTGATATATTGGCAGAAGAGATTGTAGATGCTGATAGTATTGATGTTGTAAAACTTAAATTAAATGAACATGAGTTTCCATCAAAAAATGCAGACTTTAAAGTAAATGGTGATATAAAGGTAATAAGGAAGAGTATAGAAGATTATGGCAAGGACACTAACGACAGCAGTAACAAACGAACTGGCAACAAATGACATTAGACCAGTTCATCTTGTATCAATAGGTTTCTCAACTCCTGTCAATTTGACAGATGCTTCTTTTGACATTACTTCATCAGTATCAGGATCAAGCAAAACATATTCAGCATCAGCTTTTTTAATTACAGTTCCTACATTTACAGAAGAAACAGATGTAACAAAAACAACTGTAAATGTTGCATTATCAGGTGCAAATACAACTTTTATATCAACAGTTTTAAACGAGAATATTGTAAATGATACAGTAGATATATTTAGAGGTTTTTTAAACTCATCTAACGCTGTTATAGCTGATCCAATATTATTATATTCAGGCAATGTAGATACATTTCAAATAGAAGAAACAGAGACAACATCTACTGTTAATTTATCTGTTGTATCTCATTGGGCAGACTTTGAAAAAAAATCAGGCAGACAAACAAACAATAATTCACAGCAAAGATTTTTTAGTACAGATGTTGGTATGGATTTTGCATCACAAACTGTATTAGATATTAAATGGGGTAGAAAATAATGGGAATTTTTAAAGCCGCAAAACGAGCAGTAAAAACTGTAACAAAAGTTTTTAGAGCAGTAAAAATAAGTAGTTTTTTAGGTAAAATAAATCCTTTTGTTGCTCTTGGAGTTTTTGCTGTTGGTTGGTTGTTTTTAAGATCAAGAAAACCTGAAGTTCCAGATTTTGGTACAAATGATTTTGAAGAAACAGAGAGAGGTATATTATTAAATAAACAATCTAATAATGCTTCAATACCTGTTATATATGGAACAAGACTTGTAGGTGGAACAAGAGTATTTATAGAAACATCAGGAACAGATAATGAGTTTTTATATATAGCTCTAGTTTTATCAGAAGGTGAAATCAATGGTATTACAGAAATAAGAGTAGATGATAAAGTAGTTACATTTACTGGAGCTATGGCCGACAACACTCAAAGAACAGTAGCAAGTTCAGATAGTAATTTTTATAAAAGTGATGTTAGTTATATTACAATTGAACCGCATTTTGGTGCTGATGGTCAATCTTCTTCAAGTTTGTTATCAGAATTATCAAGCTGGGGAACAAATCATAAGTTATCAGGTGTTGCATATTTAGCACTTAAATTTAAGTGGAATGGAGATGTGTTTGGAGGTGTGCCACAGGTCCAGGCAAAAGTACAAGGTAAAAAAATTGTAACATTAGCTTCTAATCTTACAGAACAAACAGCATCATTCAACACAAATCCTGCTTTTTGTTTATTAGACTATTTAAGAAATGAAAGATATGGAAAAGGAATTGCAACAGGAAATTTAGATTTACAAAGTTTTTTTGATGCGTCAGTAGTTTGTTCAACACAAGTCACACCATTTTCAGGAGGGTCACAAATAAATTTATTTGATTGCAATGGAGTGATTGATACATCAAGAAAAGTTATTGATAATGTCAGAGATATACTAAGAGGTTGCAGAGGTTATCTACCTTATGTTCAGGGTAAATATAGATTAGTAATAGAAACAACTGGATCAGCTAGTTTATCTTTAGGCGAAGATGATATTATTGGTGGATACTCTTTAGCTTCACCATCTAAAAATACAAAATTTAACAGAGTAATAGCAACATTTATAAATCCAGATCGTAACTTTCAAGCAGATCAAATTACTTTTCCTCCAACAGATGATAGTAGTTTGCCATCAGCAGATCAACACGCAACAATGAAAACAGCAGATGGAGGTTTTTTATTAGAAGGTAGATTTGATTTTAAGACATTAACTTCTCCGTACCAAACGGAAGAGATGGCAGAAATAATATTAAGAAGAAGCAGAGAATCTATTGGGCTAAATATTACTGTTGGTTTTAAAGCATATGCACTACACATAGGAGACATAGTAAATATAACAATATCCAGTCTAGGTTTTTCATCAAAAGCATTCCGAGTTTTGTCAATGACATTTAATGAAGATTATACCATAGAACTTAATTTAGTAGAACACCAAGATAGCTTTTATACTTTTGCTACAAAAGGAGAAGTATCAAGCACACCAACTACTAACTTGCCTGATCCTTTTACAATTCAAGCACCAGCATCTGTAACTTTATCAGATGAGCTTATTGAATATTCTGATGGAATTGTAATAACAAGATTAAATATATTAATAGGAGCTTCACCAGATCAATTTGTTTCAAATTATCAAGTTGAAGCAAAACAAACTTCTGAGTCTGATTTTAAAATAATATCAACAGGATCACAATTATCACATGAGTTATTAAACGTAAAAGATGATGTTGAATATAGTGTAAGAGTAAAAGCAATAAATAGTTTTGGTGTATCAAGCACATTTACATCTGCAACAAGAACAATAGTAGGTGCAACAGATATACCTAGTGATGTAACAGATTTATCTGTAAGTTTAGTGGGATCAAATCAAATGGAGTTATCTTGGACTCCTGTTACAGATTTAGATATTTCTTGGTATGAAGTAAGGTTTCAAGATGTTACAAGTGGTTCAACTTGGAATGAGAGTACACCTCTTGCAAAAGTTGTAAGACGTAAATCAAATTCATTAGTAGTAAATTTTGCTACTGGCACATTTTGTATAAAAGCTGTTGATAAATTAGGTAACAGTTCAGCTAATGCCTCATTTGTAACAACAAATATTAGTAGTCAAGCAAACTTTGTAAGGACAGCAACATTTAGTGAGTAATTATGGCAGATTTTAATGGAACAAGAGATTCAAACGTAGCAATTAGTACAGACTTTGCCGCTAGGAAAGTTTTAATACTTGATACAATAACTGACTTTGATGATGGTGTAGGTAATTTAGATTCTGCACAAGGTGATTTTGATTTAGGTGGTACAGACTCAACATCTAATCCAACTAATTTTAATGGCAATGTAGTATCATCTGGTTTTTATACTTTTGCAAACACTCTAAGTTTGGATGCTATTTATGATGTATCGTTAGGTGCAATAGCAAGTATGTCATCTGAAGATGAGTATGATAAATTTGATGATGGTAGAGGAGCAACAATATTTGAAGATGCAAAAGGTCCATTTGACGGATCAGCAGAAATACAATGTGGAGCTGAAGTACAAGTTGGTGCAGATGACACATCTCTAGCCAATATAACTACATTCCAAAAAGTAGCCCAACAAAGCACAATCAAAGGAAGATTTTTTAAATTTAGATGTAAAATTACATCAGATAATAACAAGGTAAGGGCAAAAGTTCATGATCTTAAATTTACAGTTAATTTTGAGAAAAGAACAGAGACAGGAGAGGATATTGCCTCATCAGCATCAGGTACAACTATAACCTTCACAAATGCCTTCTTTGCAACTCCATCAATAGGTATTGCTGGTCAGGGTATGGCAGTTGGTGACTTTTTTACTCTCAGCAGTAAATCTAAAACAGGATTTACAATTCAGTTTTTTAATAGTAGTAATACAGGTATAAGCAGAACATTTGATTTTCAAGCAGTAGGATATGGTTTGAAATCTACTTAAAAAATATATATAAGAGGAATTATGGCACAAGTTTCAGATGTAACATTAGACAATCAGGGTTTCGCAAGTTTTAGGACAGAACTTAACAATATTCTAGCGGCAGTAAATTCATCCCATATAGGCAGTTCAGCTCCTGGATCAGTAACTGCTGGAACAGTTTGGGTTGATAACTCTAGCTCTGGTACGCTATCTATCAAGATTAATGATGGATCAGATAATCTTACACTATTTTCAATTAACACATCAACAAACGCAATAACATTACCTGGTGGAGTAAGTGTAACGGAATCAGACCCAAATGCGATTCCATTTGCAATAGCTTTAGGAGGGTAGATGGCAAATAACTTTTTATCAACAGAAGTATCTTTATCAAACGCTTCCGAAACAACTATAATATCTGCAACAAGTAATAAGCAAATCATTGTAGGTTTAAACTGTGCAAATACAGGTACAGCTACTCTTACACTAGATGTAACTCTTAGAGATGGATCAAATGATTTTAAACTTGTTAAAGGTGTTTCTATTCCACCTAATTCTAAGGTAGAAATAGTAAAAGGTAAAATTGTTTTGGGATCAGGATACAGCTTGAAAGCACAATCAAGTGCATCAGGTGGAGACGTAGATATTGTTGTTGGATTATTAACTGACGTAGCATAAGGAGCTTAAATGGAAGAAAAAGACAATATTCTTTATGTAGGTAACAAGCCAGGAGTAAATAACGTGGATTGTTATAACAAAAAAGATATTACAAGAGATGTAAGAATAACTGCTGATTCAAATGCAGTATTAGCAGGACCTGTAACAATATCAGGCACAGTAACAGTAGAATCAGGAGCAACTTTAATAGTAGTATGAGTAAGATAGAAGTAAATACAGTAGATGTTCAATGTGGATCAACATTAACTTTAGGTTCATCAGGTAAAACAGTTTCTATTGCAAGTGGAGCTTCTACAAGCGGAATGGGTCGTACTGGAACAGTTGATTGGTGTACTACTGCAAAGACAAGTCCATTTACAGCAGTCAATGGTGATGGATTTTTTGTAAATACAACAGGAGGTGTAATAACAGTAACACTTCCAAGCTCACCTTCTCAGGGTGATATTGTAGCATTTAAAGATTATGCAGGTACTTGGGATACTAATAATGTTACACTATGTAGAAATGGCTCAAAAATAAATGGAGAATGTACTAATACCAGTTTATCAACAAAAGCACAATCAGTTACACTAATCTATGTTGATAGTACAAAAGGTTGGCAAGATATACAAGACTCAACAGCTAACGTAACAGGAGTAAATTACATATCAGCAAGTGGTGGTGCGGCAACTGTAACTTGTGGAAATTTTAAAACACATATTTTTACATCTGATGCTACATTTACAGTTTCAAGTGCATCTAATTCACCAACATTTAACAAAGTAGAATATTTAGTAATAGGTGGTGGTGGACAAGGGGGTAATGGACAAGATGCTAATGGTTATGCTGGCGGTGGTGGAGGTGCAGGAGGTTTTAGATATTATACAACAGTTTCAGGATCAAATTCACCTTTAGTTGCACCAGCAGGTCTAGATGTTTCTGCTACAGCTTATCCAATAACTGTTGGAGCAGGAGGAACTGGTCCTTGTGGTCCAGGAGGTTCTGCATCAACATTTTCAACTATAACATCTGCTGGTGGAGGTGCAGGAGCAATCACTAATAATCCAAGTCCATCAGAGCCATCACCAAGTAGAATTAATGGCGTAGATGGTGGTTCAGGCGGTGGAGGATCATCAATATCAGGAGTAGACGGAACTGCTGGAGCAGGAAATACTCCTCCAGTTTCACCACCACAAGGTAATCCTGGAGGTAATGGAACAAGAAGTGGAACTACTGGTGGCGGTGGTGGAGGTGGTGCAGGTGCAGTAGGTTCAGCAGGTGGTTCTGGAGATGGTGGAGATGGTGGAGTAGGTTCATATATAGCAGATGCATTTGTAGGTCCAACAGCACCAAGCTATGGAACACCTGGTCCAGTTTCATCAACGAGATATTTTTCTGGTGGGGGTGGCGGTGGAGGTGGTCATTATCCAAATAGTGCAGGTGTTGGATTTGGAACAGGAGGTTCAGGTGGAGGATCAGCAGGTACAACTACTGGAGATACAGTAAATGCGACAGCAAATACAGGAGGAGGTGGTGGAGGTGCAAGTGGTAAAGGTTCTACACCAGCATACGCTAATGGTGGATCAGGAATAGTTTTAATAAGGTATAGGTATCAATAGGTAGATTATGACAAGTGAAATAAAAGTAAATAAAGTATCAGATTCATGCGGAAGTGCATTAGTAACTAAATGTGGTTCTACAATTACATTAGGTGCAAGTGGTAAAACAGTTGCAATAGCTTCAGGTGCAAGTACGTCAGGCATGGGTAGAACTGGTGCTGTTGATTGGTGTACAACAGCTAAAACAAGTCCATTTTCAGGTGTTAATGGACAAGGTTATTTTGTTAATACAGAGGGTGGTGCTGTTACAATAACTTTACCAGCTAGTCCTAGTGCTGGTGATATTGTTGCAATAAAAGATTATAAAGGAACTTTTCAAACAAATGCTCTTACTATTGGAAGAAACGGATCAAAATTAAATCAAACTTGTCTTGATAGTGTTGTATCAGAGAGACATAAATCTTTAACTATGATTTACGTTGATGCGACAGTTGGTTGGAAAAGTATTGAGGAAGGAGCTGGAAATATTGGAGATAAATTTTTATGTGCTTCAGGTGGAACTAAAATTACAAGTGGAGATTATACTTCTCATATATTTACTGCTGATGATACATTAACTGTCAATTCAATTTCAAATATTTCAGCAAATAATGTAGTAGATTATTTAGTTGTAGGTGGTGGCGGAGGTGGTGGTCAAGGAGCAGACCCAGCATATATGGCAGGAGGTGCAGGAGCTGGTGGATTTAGATTATCAAATGATACTTGTATGTCAGCACCAGTAACATCTCCTTTAGCAACCCCAACTGGAATTACATTAGGCGTAGGATCAGTTCCCATAACTGTTGGAGCTGGTGGAGCAAGAGCTTCAGGTGATAATTCTGGAGGAAGTAATGGTAATAATTCTGTTTTTTCTACAATTACATCTGCTGGCGGTGGCAAAGGTGGAGGCGGAACTGGTCCAGATAGTACAGGTGGAAATGGTGGATCAGGTGGCGGAGGAACATCAGGCGGAGGTGGTGGAACTGGAAACACTCCTCCAGTAAGTCCTCCACAAGGTCAAAATGGTTCAACAAGTCCTCCAGGTAATACTAATGGCGGAGGTGCTGGTGGAGGTGCTGGTGCGGCAGGTGCTTTTGCAACACCAACTCCTGGTAAAGGTGGAATTGGAGGTATTGGAAGTTATGTAGATAATAGTATGTTTGGAGCAAGTGCATCTTCATACGGAGAAGCTGGACCAGTTTCTAATGCCAGATATTTCGCTGGTGGAGGAAGTGGAGCTTCAAATTCTCCAGAAGGTCCAGGTAATGTATCTGGTGGAATTGGTGGAGGAGGAGATGGAGGAACAGGTAATCCATCTACTAATGGTGGTAATGGTTCTGATAATACTGGAGGTGGTGCTGGTGGAGGATCTGGTGAAGGATCAGGATCAGGATTAGCTGGAATTGGTGGAAGTGGTATCATAGTAATTAGATATAAATCAAACTAGGTTAAATTATGAGTGAACTTAAAGTAAATAAAATCACTCCTAAGACTGGCACATCAATCCAATTAGGAGAATCAGGCGATACAATAACAATCCCTTGTGGTGCAACATTAACTAATAATGGAACAGCAACAGGTTTTGGTTTATCTTTTTGTACAACTGTAAAAACTTCTCCATTCACAGCTACAGCTAATAAAGGTTTTTTAATTAATACAGGTTCAGCAGTTACAGTAACTTTACCAGCTTCGCCAGCAACTGGTGCAGAAGTAATTATTGTAGATCAAACTGGTCAAGCGGCAACAAATAACATTACACTTGGTAGAAATGGAAGTAAAATAAAAGGTGGTTGTGTAGATTTATTAATGACTACAAATAGAGGTGGGTTAAGATTAGTTTATTCAGGTTCATCACAAGGTTGGATTACAGCGACTGCTGGAAATGATGCAACAGCATCACCTGCATTTATGTCAGCTTCAGGAGGAACAGAAACGATTTCAGGAAATTATAAAATTCATACATTCACATCAGACGGAACTTTTACAGTAAATAGCTCTGCTGTAAGTTCATCTAATAATGAAGTTTCATATTTGATTATTGCAGGTGGGGGATCAGGTGGTTCTTCAGTACATGGAGCAGGTGGAGGTGCTGGTGGTTTTAGAGAATCAAAATCTGGAGTTGATTCTTATACAGCTTCACCATTGGAAGGTTCAACAAATGTTACAGTTTCAGCACAATCTTATCCAATTACAGTTGGAGCTGGTGGAACAGGTGTATTAAATCAAACAGGTGTATCAGGTTCAAACTCAATTTTTAGTTCAATAACTTCTGCTGGTGGTGGTGGTGGTGGCGGTTATGCACAATCATCACCTTATGCTTCATCAGCAGGGGGTTCAGGAGGTGGAGGTGTAGGTAATTCACCAGTAGGAGGAGGAACTGGAGGAGCAGGTAATACACCACCAGTTAGTCCATCACAAGGAAATAATGGTGGTAATGGTTCTGGTTCAGGACTTCAATATGGTGCTGGAGGAGGTGGTGGAGCAACTGCAGTTGGAGCAAATGGAACTGGCCCTGCTGGTGGTGCAGGAGGAGCAGGAGCATCAACTGAAATATCAGGTTCAGCAGTAACTAGAGCAGGAGGTGGTGGAGGAAGTGCATATAGATCATCTGCACCTATACCATCTGCTGGAGGTGCTGGTGGAAGTGGAGGAGGTGGTGCTGGATCACCGAGTCAAGGAACTGCTGGAACAGCTAACACAGGAGGAGGTGGTGGTGGTAGTGAAAGAGTTTATGATGGACCATCTGCGGATAATAAAGTTGGAGGAAATGGTGGATCTGGTGTAGTCATAATAAGATATAAATACCAATGACAACTATAAAAGTAGATAAGATAACTCCAGGAAGTGGAACAACAACTACTCTAGGAGATAGTGGAGATACATTTACTATTCCAGCAGGAACAACTTTACAAAATTTAGGTTCTACAAATTTAGGTGATGCTTTAACTTATTGCTCAACTACAAAGTCAGCTTCTTTTACAGCAGTAGCAAACAAAGGTTATTTTATAAATACATCAGATGCTAGTCCTTTTTTAAATTATGCAGTTACAGTAGCTTCAGGAACTTTATATGTAACAGGTGGTACAGGAAATGTTTTTTATTTAGATGGTTCAAGAACAATGGCTATCACACTTTTAAAAGGTAGGACATACAGATTTACACAATCAGATAGTTCAAATGATGGTCACCCTTTATTTATTTCTACATCTAATTCTACAAATACTTCAACAGTAACTGCCGCAATAGTTTCAAGTGGAGTTTCATATTATTTAGATGGAGCAAGTACACAATCTGCTTATGTAAATACTACAAGTTTTAATGCGGCAACAACAAGATATATAGAGTTTCAACCACAAACAACAGGCACATTTTATTTCGCTTGTTATATTCATGGTATCGGAATGGGTGGTGCTATAACATCTCAAGAATTAACAGTTACTCTACCAAGCAGTCCAACAGTAGGAACAGAAATGATTATTATTGATTCTACTGGTAATGCTTCTACAAATAATATTGTTGTTGGTAGAGGTGGTTCAAAAATTAAAGGAATATGTAATGATGCAACTTTAAAAACAGATAGAGTAGGAGTAAGATTAATTTATTCAGATGCTAGTCAAGGTTGGGTTACTATTACAAGTGCAAATGAAACAGCACCTGCTTTAAATCAAACTTTATATGTTACAGCTTCAGGTGGAACAGAAACAACGAGTGGAGATTATAAAATACATACCTTTAATTCTGATGGTAATTTTGTTGTATCAAGTGGTGGTAATTCCAATGGATCAAACACAGTAGATTATTTAGTCGTAGCAGGTGGTGGAGGTGGAGCATCAGGTGCAGGAGGTGCTGGTGGAGGAGGTGCTGGTGGTTATAGATTTTCAGATGGGACAGCATCAGGTTGTTATTCTGCTGGACCATCACCTTTAGGAGCAACAGGTTTATCTGTTACAGCACAAACATATCCTATAAGTGTTGGTGCTGGAGGAAGAGCAGGTAGTAATTCACCAAGTCCAGGTTATGATGGTGGTACTGGTGCTAATTCAATATTTTCAACAATTACTTCAGCAGGAGGTGGTGGAGGAAGAGAATCACCATCACGAACAGATGGGAATGGTGGATCTGGTGGTGGAGGTAGTTATCAAACAACAAGTGGTGGTTCAGGTAATACACCTCCAGTATCACCACCACAGGGAAATGATGGAGGGTCTGGTGCAATACCTGGAGCATATAATACTAGCGGAGGTGGAGGTGGTGGAGCAGGTGCAGTAGGTGGACCAGGACCAACAGGCACGAGTTCAAGAGCAGGTGCTGGTGGTGCTGGATTAGCAAATTCAATAAATGCGTCTGCTGTTACAAGAGCAAGTGGTGGGAATGGTCATGGACAAGCAGGAGGTAATGTAACTAACCCTACACCAACACCTGGAGGTGGAGGTGCATCAGGTTCAAGTGGAACTGCCAATACTGGAGGCGGTGGTGGAAGTAATGCTCCAGGAGGTGGAGCAGGTGGATCAGGAGTAGTAATTATTAGGTATAAATACCAAAATTAAATATTTGTGATAAAATAAAAATAATGATATAGGAGGATATATGGCACATTACGCAAAATTAGGAATAAACAGTAAAGTTATAGCAGTTCATGTTGTAGCTGACAAAGATTGTCAGAATGCAGATGGTATTGAAGATGAAGAAGTAGGCAGACAGTTTTTAGAAAATATACATAACTGGCCGCTATGGAAAAAAACATCTTATAATACTATGAATAATAAACATTCATCAGGTGATAACTCAAAAGCATTTAGAGGTAATTATGCTGGTATAGGTATGTTTTATGATGAAGATAATGATATTTTTATCGGTAAAAAACCTTTTGCTAGTTGGGTTCTTAATAAAGAAGAAGCAAGATGGCAGTCACCAGTAGGTGATGCACCTGAGTTAGAAGAAGCAGAAGTTAAGACTCATATGTACGAGTGGAACGAAGAAAATCAAAGCTGGGATAAAACAGAAAAATAATCTTTATGCAAAAACAGGTGGTGTCTGAAATTGCTATTATTCATGGAACAGTAGATAGTCCAAAAGGTTTTGAAATAGATCGTGAAAAAATTAAAAACGATATAATAAGTTCTTTTGTTTCAAATAAAAAATTTAATGACTCTGACTATGAAGTTCCTTTTTCTCAACCTTTACAATGGTTTCAAGATTATATTAGAGATTTTTTTAAAAGTGAACATGGCCAAACACTTATACCAAAATCTAACTTTGCATATATTTTAAATCCAGGCCAAGCATCAATTAATCGTAATACAGTAGATTTAGTAGATTTAAGAAACTCACCTGATTATACACTTTTATATGGTGTGGATATTGATGATAAACTTGATGTAACAATAGAATATAATGACAACCGCAGGGCGAACAGGTCCTGGACTTTACCTTTACAAAATAACAAATTTGTAATATTCCCAAGTATGCAGAGATTTTACGTTTCTGAAAATAAAACAAAAAGGATACAAACTATTTTACTTACATCTTATGAATATATCTAATCATTATTGGTATTTTCAATCTGTTATTCCCCCAAGAATATGTGATGACATTGTAAAATATGGTTTAGCATCAAAAGAACACGAAATACAAGCTCTTACAGGTGGATTTGGCAGAGACAGGGATTTAAACAAATCACCTCTTACAAAAGAAGAAATACAAAATTTAAAAAAAAAGAGAGATTCAAATATTGTTTGGATGAATGACAGATGGATATATAAAGAAATCCAGCCTTATGTTCATCAAGCTAATACAAACGCAGGATGGAATTTTATGTGGGAGTATTCAGAATCTTGTCAATTTACAATATATAAAAAA